TGACAGCTTGACACCGTTAGAGGTTGTGACCGAATCTCCACCTACGTAAACCGCAGTGTCACCGTCATAGTCTCCGTCTTGTAGGTATACAAGCTTTGACCTAATAGACGGTCCGCTGACCTCGGTTACGGCTGTGCCGACTGATACTGATGAGTTGTTTACTGGCATTAGTTTCCTAACAGGGCGATTACTTCGGCTTCGGTCAATCCTAGTGAGGCAAGCTTGTCTTTTGCACTCTGCTTGTTAGCTTCTAGCTCTGCCTGTGCTTGCTCCTCGGCTAGTCGCTGTGCTTCAGCTTCTGCCCTATCTGCCTCTAGCTGGGCGATTTCCTCGGCGGTCAGTTCTACCACGGTCTCTCTTTCGCCCTTCGGCTTTGAGAGGTCCACGATTATTTTGGTTGGATTACTCATATCTATATTCTACCTAACTGTTGTTTATGAAATTTTGTAAAGGGAAGCTGAGGTATATTGTGCCATATATCCACTACCGCCAATACCTATTGAAGTTACTGGCGATGCAGAAGCAGTTTGGATAGCAGAGACCGCTTGCCACTCCACAATACTAGAGTCATTCTCGGCAGTAGAGGTCACATATACGTGGTGAGGTTCAGAAGAAGTGTAATCACCAATCAAGATAGTTGCTGGAGTAAATGTATTGGCAGCCATGCCAGACCTGTTCTGTCTCCACAGTGGGTTTGAACCACCGCCACCTACGCCTGTTCCAGTTCCGTGAAACCTTCTAAGATAATTTTGGAATCCACCATTTATTCTTATTTTCACATCTCCATCAGTGCTCCCATTGCGACCAGAAAATAGCACCATCAAATGACTACCGTCTTGCGGTATTGAGGTAAACTCAACATAAACTGGCTGGCTTGTCCCGACCTCGATTGTTTCTATAAGCTCATATGCCATATTTACCTACTTTGCTATCCCGAATAATTGAAAAACAGAACCAGTGCCCAAAGTGCCTGTGCCTGTCCATCTCATTATTTCGATTGAAGTTATTGCTGAGTTGCTGTTGTATCTACCACTGCCTAAAAGGATTTTATTTTCATTTCCGAATTGAGACGTTTCAAAAATATAGTTTGTTTGTTTATCGGTAGCTGAATAATCCAGTAAATGAATTTCGTATAAATCTCTGCTGGTTTGGTCGATATTTTCCTGGACTAATCGTGCATAGCTATTAAAATCGCTAGTAGAATCTGGGAGAGAGCCAGCCCCCCAGATGTCTAAACGCCAATAGTTAGTACCTGTATCACCGTTTAGCCTCATACCTGCTCTAAAAGTGCTTGAAGTTTCTGATTGGAGATTGCTGACAAAGACAACTAAATCGCCAAAGCTTTGGTCTATGTTAGTAAAGCTTACTGAAGAAGCTGATGAAGTCAGTGTAGTGCTGTCTAAAAGTTCGTATGTTGGTGTAGCCATAATTACCCCTTTATACCGTATAGGCTGAATCGAGAACCGCTAGTAAAAGAAGCCCCATTTCTACTTAAAAATGACAGTTTGAATAAATCAGTTTGAGCATCTTTGAAGCCACCTGTTAGATTTAGGTGGTTTGCTTGTGTCCCTCTTGGAGCTGAGCTAATCATTTTTACCACTGGGGTCTTGATGGTGCTACTAAAGTCAAAAATATCAACTATTCCAAAGCCATAGTAATTTGAATTTTCGTTGGCAGAAAACAGGTCAAAAGAGCTTTGGGAGATAATCATATTGAAATTAGTTTGCTGGCTTGCTTGAGCACTTGACCCATTGCCATATAACGTGTGGGAGTTATATGCTGTGGTTTGATTATTGACTCTAATTGCTAACTGGTCTTGATAGTCTGCCCTATTAGTTCTGGCAACCCAGCGAACCTGTATGTGCTTATAGTCTGCCGCTATGGTTCGCAAGTTTTCAAAATCTATCTGTGCTTGATTACTTGTCAGGGTTGTAGTTGCTATAAGGTCATAATCGCTGGCAACACCACCTCCACACAGCTTCATACTGTCCTCCTGCTGTAACCGAACCTGATGTTGTAGAAGTGCCAGCACCAGCGATTGTTGCTCCGTCTGTGGTGACTGTCAAAGCTGTTCCATCTGCAAGGATTGTTACTTGGTCACCTACAGCAAAGTCTGTTGCAGTAGAGACGGTGATAGTTGCAGCGTTAGTGAATTGTAGATATTTGTTTGCATCTGCTGTTAGCACTGTGTAAGCAGTTGCAGTAGATGAGGTCAGTGTGTAGTTGATTTGTGTTGCGTTTATTTCGATTGCAGAACCAACAGCAGCTACGTCTACATCTAGAGTTACATCTCCAGAGCTTCCTCCACCTGTAAGAGCAGTTCCAGCAGTTACGGCTGTAATGTCTCCAGGGCTAGATACATCAGCCCAAGCAGTCCCATAAACCTGTAGTGTGCTTGTGTCCTGTAGGTACGCAACCATACCTTGTGTGGGTGTGGGGATTGCTGATGAACGTGCTGCTGAGTCTGCAAAGACCATGACAGCTTGGTCCATCAGGTAACCATTTACATCGGCAGCAGTGAGGACTTCATTCGCCTCAAATACTTTTCTACCTAGTCCTGACATATTTTCCTTAGCCTAAATTCGCTACGTCTAGCTTACCAAATACTGCGTCGTCCAAAACGAGTGCTAGATACTTCAATTCCTGGAAACCAAGTCTTACAACGTGTATCTCAGGGTTTACATCGTGCTTTATAGATATTACCGTAAGAAAACGCTCAATAGGGTCTCCAATGCCGTTGGGCGTAAAAAGCACCTTACAGACTTTACCTATCTCAAGGTCAAGAACTTGGTCTTGCTCAGCTGGGTCAAGGTCATGTAACTGAATGTCGAGACGTTCAATGCGATACTCAGGGGCGGAGTAAAGGTCTGCGTACTTTACAGCTAGGTCTACGCTCTGTGCGTCTGTAGCTCCAAGCAGGTCTGTAATTGAAAGATTACGGATACCATACTCACCCTGTGACGCTATGTCATTAGCTGTGGCAGTTCCACCGCCTACGTTGGCAATGACAACCTCGTTATAGAGAAGCTCAGCTCCATAAACAACCTGCAAGCCTGAGTAGGGTATTCCTGTCCCCTGACCGAATGTCAGCAAGTCGCTGGATGATGGCGCTTGAACACGATTACGGAAGGCAACCTCTCCGTCCCTGTTGATGAACAGCAAACCACCTTCGGTTTCTGTCACCTTCTGCATGTAGTTCAATGCGTTGGTGCTGTCAGTAATCTCCTGTGTTCCAACGTCTACAGTTCCGTCTTCAATGTCACGCAAAGACTCTGCCCAGTTCACTTCTGGGTCGCTTAGAACCTCGTTGATTCTTTCGCTTGTTCTCTCCTGCACGGGTGTCCCAGCAGTAATTGTCTGCTTTGCAAAAAAGCTCGTAACATCCTTGGCTACAGCGTCGGCAATAGAGTTGCCATCTACGGTGTAGGTCAAGTTCCAGTCGTCAATAAAGCCTGTGAACTGTACTACTGTTCCAGCCGTAATGCGTATTTCACGTCTAGGAATAATGTTTCCCGCAAACGGTGAGTCTGGGTAAGTTGGGTCAAAAGCTCTATCGTGGTTGTTGAACCGAACACCAGCAGCTCCAGCAGGGAATGTAGAGAACCTTCTAGGCTTACCGCGGTCAATCTGGTAGCTCTTTACTCTGTCCGTAACGTCATAGAAGATAGTACCCCCTAGGCGGTACTCGGTGTTGTCTAGGCGACCTGCTTCGTCATCGTTCAATCTAAAGAATCCCTAGGCGGTACTCGGTGTTGTCTAGGCGACCTGCTTCGTCATCGTTCAATCTAAAGAATGGTCCAATAGGACTATCGGTTAGGTCAAAACCGATTTCTACCTTTTCAATAGGCAGTGCCATTAGCTACCGACTCCTGTAAGTGTTGCCTGTATGTTTCCGTTGGCTGACTGGAAGGTTGACTGTTGCTCCACGTTGCCCTTAGAGGCATTGTAAGCGTCTAGAGGGTTATTTGTGTTGATTATGTTTACTGTGGTCATACTAGACGTTCTGTAGCCGCCGAAGGGGTCTGGAGCTGGTCCAGGGGGAGTAAAGGATGGGGGTTGAATAATCTCTGGTCCCCTAATCCTTGGCACGTCAATGATAGGTCCTCTAGGGTCTACCAGTTCAGGCATGTACGGCTGGTCTCCTTCAAAACGAGGATATACGTTTGTCTGCATGTTGCGTAGCTCGTCAAGGAGTGCTTGTAGCTCTGACATAAGAGCAGCAAACTCTGATTTGATGCCTTCTAGGATGCCGTCAAAGGCGTTCTTCATGGCAGCATTCATTGCTTCTGCAAATGTCTGTCCAAAGTTCTCTGCAATACTCATAGCTGCTTGCTGCAGTGCCGACAGCTCATCATCCATGCCGTCAACAATTCCGCTTACAAACTGAGCACCTGAATTCTTTGTGACTTCGTAGGTTTGCTCACCTAGCTCTACTCCAAGAGACTCAAGCTCTGCCTGTAGTTCATTAACTTCATTTACAGTGTCTGCTCCACCCTCGACCAAAGCCTGTGCAGTAGCTCCACCAGCCTCAGCACCAGCCTCTACAAGTTGGTTGAACAAGAATGGGTCAAGTCCTAGCTTGCGAAGCTCTTTGAGGTTGTCAATAAACTTCCTGGTGCGGTCTACAACGTCCTGGAAGCTACTTACAAGAGCCGCTGACTGACTTATGGTGCTTTTGACCGTTTCAGTGTAATTACGCTCTACAGTAAGCTTGAACTCCTTTAGACCGTCAGCAGAGTTGACTACATCTTCAAATAGTTCTTTGACCTGTACCTTTTCAACTTCGTCCTGTACATTCCTGAGCAAACTTGTAATTTGCCCAGATGCAGTGATGGCTCTTGCAACTCCAAAGATAATGTCTGCTGCAGCATTGCGCTCTGTAAGTAGTTCATCTCGCTGACGTTGAATCTCAATCAGTACGCCTAGCTCTGCACGAGCGTATTCAAGTAAGTTCTCTTTAGCGTCAGCTAGTAGGTAGCCATTGTCAAAGGCATCTTCAATTTGTTTTTCGATGCGCTCAAGGTCTTTACGAGTCTGTTGTTCAAACTGACCGATTTCTCTTGTGTAGGTCTGTAGGGCGTCGACCGAATTGTCGATAGATTCTTTGAAATCAAGAAACTGTTCTGTTGCTGCTGCAATTTCTGCAGCCTTGTCAATTTCAAGCTGTGCAAGCTCTTCGTTTAGAGCCGCCATCTCCTCTTGAGTTTTAGCAACTGCCTCGGCAAGAGCTTTGGCTTGCTCTTCGAGCTGCTCCATTCCCTCTTCGGTTTGAAAGAATGCTGCGTTTAGTTCCTTGGCTAGGTTTTCGCCACCCTCAATAATGGTTTCGTAAACGTCTTGCCAGCCTTGTGAGTTTAGAATCTGTTGAATTACTGCATCTTCTAGACCTATACCCTGAAGCTCTAACCGTGCTGACTGCTTTGCAATCTCATCGGCTAATGTGCCAAAAAACTCTGCTACGTAGTCTGTTACCTCTTTGACAGTTTCATCTGTTGTATCATCATCAAGAATAGGAGTAGTGTCAAGAAACACGTCAAGATGCAGCTCTTGCTCGCTCTCCCTGAATGCTTGACGTCTTCTCTCCATCTCTTTTTCAAGAAACTCTGTGTCTTGTTCAAGGTTCATTTGGGACAGTTGATTTGCCCTGTTCTGCATTCGACTTTCAACCTCGTCGAAGAACTCGTCGACAATAGGTCCAGACGCGTTCGTTCCACCACGCAGTTGTGCCATAAGAGCTTTAGCTAGTACATCTTGCTCTATCGCAACCTGCAAGAATGTAAAGAGGTGTGAGAAGGCGTCAATAATCTGGTTGATGCCTGTGACTAAGAACTCAATAGGGTTTCTGTCACCAAATATTACCTTGTAGATACTTTCAAAGAAATCCCCAATAGCTTCGATAACAGGAGCGATGGCTTCGCCAGCTAAGTCAAATCTATTGCTCATCCCTTGTAGTGCATCACCCAGCTCTGTGGTTGGGTCAGTAGCGTCGGTTAGGAAGTCAGCAAGGGCTTCGACAGCGCCAGCTATTGCCAACAAAACCTCTTCTAGGACTGGACCGATTTGGTCAGCGATACGAAGCAGAGGCGTTTCAAGTTTTGCAAACGCATTTTGCAGTGGAGGTGTTGCCCGAATCAACTGGTCGGTCATCATTCCTGTTAGCTTGGCAAAGACAGGCAATAGGTCTAGCGTCATCGTGTCACGCAGGTTCAAGAATGCAGAACGCAACTGCATTTGTTTCACGGCGAGGTTTTCTGACTGCCTCTCCAAAGCTCCCTGAGCGTCTGATGAGCGCTCCATCAGCAATTCAAGACGTATTTGCTGGTCTGCAAAGCGCTCGGCAGCTCCAGTCAGTCCATCTAGTGACCTAGCAGTCTTTTCAGTGTCAATCTCGGACTGCTTCATGGCGACACCGAACTTCTCAATCGGGTCATACTCACCACGGAACAGAGCGGTCATTGCAAGCAAAGCCTCTTGGATGTCGTATCCATAAGTCAAGGCAAGGTCAGCACCGAGGGTTACAAGGTCTTCTGTGAGGTCAGCGGTTTCTTGCAGGGCGAAACCAGATTGCTTTAGAACCGAACCAATAAAGGTAGATGCTTTGGCAGCTTCGGATAGGGATAGACCCAGGTTTGCAGCACCGCGAGAGAACTCCACCATTTGTTCTGTACTGCTCTTGAATACAGACTCAAGACCTGCAAGGTTTCTTTCAAGCTCCATTGCTCCCTGGATTGACTCTCCAGTAAAGCGACCAATTCCAGCAGCAGCAACTGTGCCTACAGCAACAAAGGCAGTACCTAGCTTGCGCAGAGTGCCGCTCAGTCTGTTTATCTGTTGGACGCTACGAGTTAGTCCGTCAATGTTGAACGAAATCGGGACGTGAATATTACCTGGCATTAGCTACGAACTCTCATCTTGGCTGATACAACTGCATTGACCTGACTAATAAGTTTATCCATCTTTCGACGTGCCTCTGGAAGGGCTCTCTCTGCGTAGACCCATACAACGCTTCGACGACCTGAGCCACCAAGATTGGCAATAAATACACGACCCTGCGTGGTGATAGCGTGCTGACGCTTGCCAGGAATCTTCTGACCCTTGATTGTGTACATGTAATCGTAAGGACGAGTGATGTTGTACTTGTTTGTAAACTTGTTGCTACTTCCAGCCATGTCTGCAAGGACTGTACCTGGCGAACCGACTTTGACACGAGCGATAGCTCTTCTGCCAGCTTTGTTTTGTTTGCGAACTGGTGGCACGTCAATTAGGGCTGAGTCAGCTGGTTTTGGCTTTGACTTGCTGTACTCACCTGCCCAAGTAGAACCCCAGGCGACACGACCAAAGTGCACCTGACGCATTCCAGACAGCGGTGGGTTCATCTTTGTACCCATGATGTTGATACCGTCTTTGACCGACTTTTGTACTGGCTGGGCTATCTCTTTAGCGTTGCGCCTAAAGTTTTTGTAGTACTCGTCGTCAATTTTTTTCAGTTCTTTGAGAACCTCATACATGTTTGTGTGTGACAGTGTGGCGTCGTACCTACCAGATGCGCTACTGGCTGCTCTGCCGATAGCTCCTCTGATGCCAGCTCCAAGAGCAAGTCGTCCTAAAAGAGCTTGGATTGCCATGACACCACCTATCTACTAATCTATTTTACCCTGCAATAAACCAAAAGACCGCCCTTAGCGAGCGGTCTTCTTTGGCTGGCTTTTGGCGATTAGCCAGCGTTGCATTGTCCAAAGCATACGGTCATCGAGCTTCATAAGCTCTCTGGGCGAGATGCCTGTTTCGCAAGCAATACCAGCTATGTACCAGTGAGCTGACGCATCGCCCAGCCCTCTTATTTTGGGGCTGACTCGCTGTCTCCAATGCCGTCAACTGTTTCTACCCACTTCTCGTAGGCAAGCTTTGTTGCACCTGTGCGCTTCTCAGCGTGCCAGGCTAGGTAGAGCAACCACGAAATGCGGGTGTCCCTACCTAGCTGTGCAACGCTAACTTCATACTTATCCTCGAAAGCAACGAGGTCAGCAGTGGTTGTTGATATTGTCTTCTCAGTTCCGTCCGAGAATTCAATTTGTAGGTTTAGTTTCATTTTCTATCCTTAGGCTGTTGCGTAGCTTACAGGACCAGTGGTCGGGAACGACACGCTGAACGTGCTGAGGTCGCCCACTGAGCCCGAAATTGGGGTGAAGCTGTTAATCAGAACTTCAGCCGTGTAAGTCGGCGTGGTTGCTGATGCGGCTGTTCCGTTTGCTGCAATTAGGGTAACAGTTCCGATAGTACCTACTAGGTCTTCTAGAAGGTTAGATACTGCTCCTGAACCGAAGTCGCTGTGGAAGTCGAGGGAAACTGTTCCGCTCTTCAATCCACCGATTACCTCGGTCCATCCTTGGCTACCAAAGTCGGTTGTCTCGACTTCAGCTGCATTTATCACCAGCTCCGCACGTGCGCAGTTGCTGGAGATGTCTGAACCGTTCAATGAGACCTGGGTCCCAGTGACCACGAATTTTGACATATTGTTTTCTCCTTATGCGTAGACGGTGATTTGGAATTCAGCCGCCAGATATAATTGGTCGTTTATTGTTAGTGAACCGATGGCGTTTGCTGTAGTGACAACTAAGTCATCACAGCTCCCGTCAAGGGTACGATTCGATTCTACACCAGCTTTGACAGATTGTTCACCTGTTGGGGCTAGATAGGCATCGAGTTTCCTCTGCATGTTTCTTTCGGCACTACGACCGACTATTACTTGTACAGAGAAATTTAGGACAACACCATTACCAAAGTCATCGTGATAGTCAATAGTGTTTAGGTTGACTAGGGCGATAGGTGGTGACGGGTTGTCAATGAGTACGGGAGACGTCCTAAGTCCAGTGATAGTACCTAGGTTCTCCGCAAGCTTTTGCCTGATTGTTGTTATATCAGCCATTATGCGAAACGCATTCTCCTGTAAGGCTGTAGAAGAGCTGCAATGTCGTGGTCTATACGGCTCACACGAGCGATTCCAAGCTCTCCGAAGCCCAATACACCCAAGGGGCTGTCATAACGCTTGTAGAGCCTTCCAGCGCCCATTAGAGCGGCTTGCTTGACTGCTACTGGGACTGAGCTCCAACCGAATGTACCAGTTATCTTTACCAGAGCTTCTCCACCGATTGTAGGGAAGAGCAGGTCGTCAATCGCGCGGATAAGTGTAAATGGTTGTGTAATACCTGATGCCTTGCCGTTCAAGGGCTCTAGCTGATACTCAACAGACGTCCAGGTCTGGTCAAAGGCTCTACCGTTAGGAGCGGTCTCTAAGGTTGTGAGGCTTGACAGGTCGTCAATCTCGACCTCGTAGGAGTTACGAGCCGCAAAGTAGCGAACTTCCTCGTCGCTGTTGTAGAAAACTCTTTCGCAGTATCCGTCAATCTGACGTGATGCGGCTTCAATGGTTGTCTCTAATAGAGAGTCGTCGACCGAATCAGTGATGCGTAAAACATCTTTTAGCTCTGATAGGGAGCAGTAGCCGTTAGTGATTGCCATATGTCTATTCTACCGTTTCTGTATCCTGCTCTTTATATCTGTAGAGCTAACGCCGTCTGTGTAGGGAATGTAAAGTAGCGAGATGTTTCTTTCATCCAGCCAGTCTTGGTCAAACTGCATCTGTGCGTGATAATCTCTGCGCGCCCAGTCAGAACCAATAGCAATAATATCTGGCTTGACCCCCTCGATGGCTGGCTTGCTGTCAGCACCTCCAGTGTTTAGCACTACGGCATCTACGTATTTACAGGCGTTTAGAACCTCTCTGCGCTCTCTGTAGCTCATTACGGGTGGCTTGCCCTTGTACTTCTCTATGAACTGGTCGGAGTTTAGGCTGACGATAACAGTGTCGGCTATCTCAGTGCAACGCTTTAGAAACCTGACGTGTCCAGCATGAAAGAGGTCAAACGTCCCACCTGTGTACAGTGTTAGTCCCATGAGTTAGCCCTTCTTGTGTCTATGTCCCAGCCGTGAACCGAATAGTCGTTGTTCTCACATTTCTTTATGTAGGCTCGCTGGTTTCTGTTGAACGTGTACTTGTTTTTGTCTTCATACCCACTGCGTAGCGTAGAAGAGTTGTCGTGGTGCACCACAGCGTCTATGTTCTTGAAAGTAACTCGACCACTTAGGGTTTACTTTGACAAAGTTGAAAGCTTCTATGTCTACCTCTGCTTCTATCTTCTCCAGCGCTCCTGGCTCGAAGTGGCTGTCGTCGTTAGGCAGAACCCAGTACGGTGCGTGTGGTGTTGCCTTGATAATCAAGTTCCAAGCTCCGTTAGCTCCTAGTCCGTAAGGCACTTCTATGTGCCAAAGGTTTTTGACCGAATCTGGCTTTGTCGGCGTCCACTGCTTTGTGCCAGAGTTGTTGATGATTACTAAGTCCTGTACAGGATGGTCGATGCTTGCCAGCAGTCTGTCTGCTAGGTCAAACTTACTCAGGGTTGCAAACCCTATAACTGGTATCACTCTGCAACCTTGTCTAGGAATGGCTTCCAGTACTGATTCCAGACGCTCTGGTTAGAGAACTGCATAGCGAACTCCATAGACTTGTCGCTGTGTCCAGCGTTCTCGTCGTGCCGTCTTCGCTCACTAGGTCTTGTGATGCCGCCCAATCAGATGCGATGACTCGCGTTCCACAGGCTTGTGCTTCTATAGTCGGCACTCCAAAGCCCTCACCGTAGCTAGGGGCTAGTAGGACGTCCATTGCAGAGTAAAGAGCAGCCATGTGCTCAGTGCTGAATCCATAGCGTAGGTCTACTGGGTTAGGAAAGAGCACGTTCTCCTGCGGAATGCCTACAGCCTTTACCAAACTGCCTAGGTCAAATCCTCCATAAGCTTTGCTTGGCTCTGCGTGTATGTACAGCTTTGCTTTTGGGTTGTCCTTTACGAAGATAGAAAACGCCGTCAGGTTCTCGGCGTAAGCCTTGCGGTGTATCTGTCCATTAGCTTTGTTAGCGGCAACCATGCCCACTACAAAGTCATCCTCTTCCAAGCCCATGAACTTGCGTGTGTCTGTGCCCTTGATGCCTTTGGTTGGCTTGTACTTGCTCATGTCGACCGAATGAGGAATGTATGTGCTCTCAATGCCTCTCTCTGCCATTTGCCTCTGACCGAATTCAGACATTGCGATAGGTGTGACGTTCTCCTTGCGCAGGAACGCTTCTACCTGTGGTGGCATTGTGATGTGGTCAAGTGG